GACTGCTTGACATCTGCTGTAAATGTAGAGGCACTGCCAACTATACCATAAAGAGATTTTACATCATTAGTAGAATATGCAGTTACTGCAGTAGAAACTCTTGTATTTTCTATACCATCAAAAATAAACTTTTCACCAACTACGAAATTTCCTTTAGTATTATATGCGGTAATGATTCCTGAGTTTGACGCATTATATCTTAAGAAACCTACCGCTCCACTTGATTTTCCTTTAATGTAAGTTGGAGTTGTTAATGTGATGGGTTCATTTAAAGATATTTCTGTATAAGTTTGAATATCGTATAAAGCAATATCCCACTCATTTGCATTTGGAGTTGATGTATTGTATGATCCAGACTCTAATGCAAAATCATATACTCTAGCAACACCAATCTCTTTTCCTGGTGCAGTAATAGAGTTAGATCCAACTCTAGAATTTCTCAGACTTAACGAATATGAAGTTGAAATGCCCAATGCTGGCGATCCATATACTCTGTTGAGGGTATAAGTTGGACCCGTAACATAGTTTATACTTTGATCTTCCAATAACTTTGTTGTTCTTGGTTTTTCAAAATCAAGGTAAGTAGTTCCTACAACATCTATTTCATAACCACTCACAAAAGCTTTGAGGGGAGAAATTGTATAGGTAGCTAAATCATCTGATGCTTTATTATTATTATATGTTAACTGGTTTTCTTTAAAAACACCACCATTTCCTTTTAGATCATCTAGAGTTTCTTTTGCCGAAACAGAAGGAGATTTTACATAATAGTTACCCGACTCATCATATGTTCTCCTTGCTAGTTCTTTTTCAATTACATTATAATCTGGATTATTAATTTGTCTCTGAAGAATACCATTCCTAACTTCCAATAATTGAACAAAATTAGGAGTTGCTACTGGATTCGGATCATTAATGGGTATTTTGGTTAAAATTGCAACTATGGAAAGTCTATCTGCTCCAGGTGCAGCATAATTAGAAAATCCCTGAGCATTATCATTCAGATCTATATTGTCATCTGGAGTTTCTATTACTTCAAAAACATCTAATCCAACTCTGTAACTTGGATTATTTGAGTATTGATCAAGAATTATTGTTTGTTCATCTACAGTTACAAAATGACCTCTTAAATAATAAACACCTTCAGATAAACTAACAGCGGAACCGATTGAATTCGGATTTGAAGAAATCGTTACTGCAAAACCCTCATTGGGTTGTAAAATAGTATTTCTTTCTATGTCTAAAGAGTTTGGTGAGGATATGCCACTTTCTACGAGTAAAATTTCATTTGCAGAAAATCCCTGATAACTATTTGAAACAACATCGGAATTTAAAAAGTTTACATAAATTGTATTGTTTCCTCTTTCAGAATCTCCAGAACTCAGTACACCTACAACTGCAGCTCTAACTCCACTATTAGCACCTCTAATTGTTTTGCCAATTAGATATGGTAAATATGATAAAATATCAACTCCGAGATAGTTATCTTGGAGTTCTACGGCATAGTAGTTATCAATGTAGTTAATATTTCCAGGTATTACAACAGAACCTTCCTTGAAAAAGTGATCGCCAACTTGTTCAATTTGACTTTGAAGCATTGATTGGAGAGTTGTAAGCTCTCGCGCTTGAACAGGATATCCCGGTTTAAATAGGACGCGATAATATTGATCTTCCCTATCAAAGTCGTCAAAGTATGGGGATACATTTAGGTTAGTTTGCTGTGGCATAATTCTTTAGAACTGCAAAATGACTTTGATATCTTCTTTTTGATTTGACGATCTTGTTATTGAAGGTCTATTGTCAACATAAATTATGTTTCCAGAATATTTTTCTACTTCCGGATTTGACACCCCATTGACAAAAGTTTGTCCCAAATAATATCTTCTATTATTTATTGTGGTAGATACGCCGGTAAAGGATGTATCAATACCCAATCCACTTATACCTGAAGCAGAAATAGTTATAGATCCTCCAGTATCTGGCAAAGACGTAAATCGATTTAAGTTAAATCCATATAGAGGAGTTGAATTTACTGTTCCATCACTGTTAAATCCAACTAGATTTCTATCTTGCCAATATTTTAAAACTCCAGTATTTTTATCATAAGATACAACTCTACCTATTGCAGTTGAACCAAGACCAACTGTTTGAGTGATAAAAGAATCTGCTACAAAGTTAGCAGTACTGTATCCAGTTCCGACTAATTTTAAAGCGGATAATGCACTTGCTTTATTTTTTACTAAAACAGAATCTGAAGCATATGCTAAAGGATTTTCTACAATACCAACTCTTGCTATCTGGTTACCAACGATAAAATCCGGATCTTCAGTATCATTTTCGATTCTTGAGTAAACTAATACTCTATAAGCACCAAGTTCTCTATAAATGTCATATCCGTGTCCGTTTTGGGGAGGAATAATTACTTTAAATGTTGGAGTAGATGTACCAGTTGGAACTCCACCTGCGACTAAATCAACAGTACCGTAACTATATCCAGATCCTCCATTTGTGATAATAGCAGATTCTACTTTTGAATCACTATTAACTACAATTGTGCATCTTGCACCAGTTCCATCTCCATAGATTGGAACATTTGCGTAAGTTCTATTTGCAGTTCCTATACCAACCCCTCTACTTAAAACTTGGGCAATTTTAATTTGACCACTAATCAATGCATTATTTCTAACTGCAGCATAATCTGAGTTAGTTTCCCAATCTGAGGGAACTGGAATAAAATTAGTAGATTCGAACTTAACCAACTCACTTGGTTTGATCGTATACAAGTATTTCCATATATATCCATCTTCACTGTCACCTGCCGCTCTTGGCTCTAAATCAGTAAATGTTGGTTCATCTAAAGATGGTTTTCCAGTTGGATTTTCTGGATCAATACCATTATATAAACAGATATAAACTCTATAATCACTGTTTACTACATAAAAGTTTGCAGAATATAAACTAGTTGAATTTGATGGAACAGACAGACTAGTTCTACTAATATCGTGCCTGTACATGTCATAGATTGTTCCAGAAGTCCAAGTAGTTTTTCTAACTACTTGTCTCACGTCACCACTTGTAATTTTTTTCAAAGCTATTATTGTGTCCCAATAATCATTTTCCTGATCAAAGTTATCTTTTGGTGCAGGTGGAAGTGAATCCCAATTTGCATCATAATTAGATGCATTAGGTAATCCAACAAACGCATAATAACTATTGGAACTTGTTGTCGCTGCTGCAACAAAGTTTTTGGCGTTTAATATTCTAAGTTGATCAGTTATAATCGCAGACATTTTTGTCGTTTTTTATCTATTTATAGTTATTATTGGACGCTTGTAGAATATCCAACATATCTCAATGGATTTATTCTTCGAATTATTGTGCTAGTAGATAATCCGGAAACCCCATTAGTATTGTAAGAATTAAAACTCAAAGGTCTCTTTCTAGTAGGAGCATTTATTTTGCCCCAACTAAATTGACCATAGAAGTTACTGTATCCCATTCCAGTTAGACCATTATAACTCAAAACCTTTACAGTAACTCTAGAAACATTAGTTAATCCAACTCCAGGAACACTTGTTTGTGCTATAGAAACTGAAGCAACTTTATATACATTATCGAGACAAGATGTTCCAACTCCAACAACTGTATTTGTGGAATCCAATGAGGTTACTCCGAAACCAATATTAGAATTAAATATTGTAAAGTAGTAATCAGTTTTTATTCCACTAATTCCAGTTGATGCAACTCCAACTGTAATATTAGTGTTTCTTAGATAAGAGTCTGTTGGGATAAACAAATCAAATACAATTCCAGTTGATGCAACGCCAACTGAAATCGTAGAAACACCAACAACTATTCCAAAATCACCCTCATATGAAACATCTTCAATTCTCTCTGATTTGAGAGATGGATACTCAATTAGAACTTGTGGAGGTTTTGATGAAGTATATCCAGATCCTGGATTTGTTACAGTAAAGGAAGTTACTATTCCAGAAGATATAGATGCAGTAGCAGTAGATGTTGTACCAACACCTATTGGGTTTCCAATTACAACCGTCGGATTAGTTGTAAATCCTAAACCACCACTTGTAATATTCAACGAAGAAATAGTTCCCGCAGCAGAAACTACAGCAGTTGCGGATGCGCCAACTATAGCATCTTGAGAAATTACAAGTATTTTTGTTTTGAATGGCGTTGTTGAATTTTCTCTCTCATCATCAAAGAAGATTTTCACACTTTCGACAAATATTTCGGTGGATGCCGAACCTACATTTTGTATTAAATTGGTGGTTGGTTGAATAAGAGGTTCATAAATCTCTCTATTTTTTCCAATCTCTTGTCCACTAATAATAATATCTTCAGTCTGTCTGCACCATATTATAGGTCTAGAAAGAGTTTCGTCAGTTGATAATCCATATCCATTATAAGGATTGGTCTGAATAATATCGGAGGAAACAATATCTGTTACTAATCTTTCATCTTCTTTTTGTGATAAAGTATCACTATTCAATCTAACAGTATCTCCAATTTTAATGGATTCTAAAATGTCATTGAAGGTAACATCAATGGATCCCGTTCCTTTGTAGAACAATATCTTGCACGTGTCACCCTCTTTTGGAGGTTCTGAGAAAGTAAATGTACTTCCACCATTAAACGTATATCCAAATCCGGGTACCTGTAAGACATCATTTATGAATATTAGTAGGACAGATTGAATATCAATATTTGATCCAGATCTTGCTCTAATAGAAGTTTGGTCTCCGTTTATTTTAATTGGGAAGTTTCTTCTAGTGCCATTAAATAAGTTTTCTATCTTATCAATTACTTGGAAGTCACCAATAGTCCATCCGGAGAAAAGATCTGCAAATACTTGATCAATTATTAACTCAAATTTTCTGAATGGTTTTGATGAGTCTGTGGGAATTCCTGTCAGACCTCCCGTAGGAATAGTAAGAACTTCAGAAACTTTATAAGCATAACCTAGATTTCTAATTTCAAAATCAACTATACTTGATCCTTGACCTACAACAATATTGACTGTAGATTGGGTTCCAATTCCAGAAGATCCTGAAGAGTAAACCAAAGGAATATTATCATAACTATCTGGAGAATCGAATACTACAATGGGTGGATTTGAGGATGTATATCCAGATCCTGGATTTGTAATGGTTATGCTAGTAGATATATGTCCTGCAGAAACAGTGGAGAAACCAATAAACTCATAATTTAAAATTCCATTGCTGGCAGTTTTTACTCCAACGTCAACTAGTCCGGCAGTTGGAGAATTGAGACTTATTAAAGCGGAAGTTCCAGAATCTATTGACTGACTAGAAGTACTTCCAGATCCAATAAGAACATATGTTAATCCAACACCTACAATAAGAACATCCTGGAATATTGATCCTATTCCTATTGTGTTTGAAGTTGAGTATTGTAATTTATTAAGAACTCCATTTTGATTATCTACTGGAATGATGGTACTTCCTGAACTAATAATTGAAGAAGTTTTCGTAACGATTTCATATCTATCTGCGGATCTATACCCAGATCCAGAATATCCAACACTGATTTTAGATATAGTACCGGAAATTGATACTACTGAGGTTCCACCCGCAGAAATAAGAGGTTGATAACCAAATCCTTGAGTTGATGCTACAGAAACAATAACTCCTCCCCTTGGAACACTTGCATTATTAACATCATATGCAGTTGACGATATTGTTCCCGTAAATGCCAGAGTTGTTATTCCTGCATTTTCTGATAGTTTATAATCACCACCAATATTGACAGATCCAAGTCTTTGGGGTTCCTGGAAAATGTTGTTTATTAGAAGAACCATTCCTCCAGTAGAAAATCCAGTAACATTAGATCCGGAAGATTTTAAAACAAATTCAGTGTTTATTCCAGTAAACTGTTCAGAAAGACTATCAAAAATATAATTTTTGCTGTAAGGTTCATTTGCATCATCTTCTATTCCTGATCTCAAAAAGACTCTTCCATCAAATGTGGAACGAGTGGTAATTCCAGTATAGTCTCTATCATCGGGTCTATTTGTTATAGTTCCAATCGGAGAGTTTCCATATGGAGCTTCTACAAAGTGAATTGTATTTTCAATGATGTTATAGTTGCCAATAATCTTTGTAACAGTTGATCCAATAGAATGGTTCTCTGCGTTTGTTCCCATCCAACCTCTGTCAACCAATAAAGCATTGGTTGATCCATAACCAACCGTATTTACCTTTACTATCTCATTATTAATTTTTAATAAGTCTCCCCCAAAAATAGAAGTTATTCCAGAAAGAGTCAAATCAACTATATTAAAAGCAGCCGCTTTTGTAAGAGTTGAGGTTGTGGAAGTGGAAACAATAGGAGATTGGATGAAATTATCAATAGTTACCAAACATTTGGTATTTTGTTTTTTGGCAGTAAATGAATGAGTTGTTCCTATTCCAACTGAAGTAATTGTAAGAGGTTCTGGGATTGCTTTCAGTGCATTCTCTGCACTTGCTGCCAATCTTATGTCCAAATCATTTAACTTTACTACAAATACTGATGAAGGTAATAAATCTGTGGATCCAATTCCTGAGATTGATGTTGTTGCAATTCCAATAGGACTACCATTCCCTTCACTATAAACAATTTCTTCACCAGTTACATAAAAATGTTTTGGAATTCTTACAGAATTATTTGCGACATTTACAACTGTTGTATCTGATGCATCAAAAACTCTTTGGAAGATTGGTATTTGTTTATGTTTTAAATCAAATGATCTCTTAATTGAGTTATAAATTCCCTCAAACTGTCCATAATCGGTCTCTATATTAGAGTTCCCTAAATCATAAGATTGCAAAGTATTTCCGGTGCTAACAACTCGCATTGAGTTTTGATAAACTTTAACTTCTGCGGAAATATTTGGATTTGGAGTAAATGTTAATGTTGTTCCTGTTATGGTGCTAACACCAACCCCAAAAGTTCCTAAACCCGAAGAAGTTTCCACAACACCAAATTCAGATAGATATGCCTCAGTTTCATCGTCAACGACAACTATTTCAGAAACTTGATACTCATCATTTGTAGTGTCTTTAACTACGGCAATGTAATATGAAGATCCATATTCTTTAGAATATGTTGTTATGCCAGTTTGAGTTGGAGTTGGTGAGGAAGAAATAGATACATATCCAGATCTTACTTCAGCGGTATTAAATGGCAAGGATGCAGTAGTAATGCCAACATTTGTACTTGCAATAGAAACTCTGAGAGTATTAATGACATAAGTAGTTCCCAAACCAACATTTGGGGTAAAATCTAAGTTAACATTTGATCCAGAAATATATGCCGAATAAGTTCCTATTCCTTCTCCCACATATCTAACTCTACTTGTATTTGACAAACGACCATATTCTAAAATACTTACATCAGTTCCATCATTCAATAAAGTTATCTCATCAAACTGGTAATATGTACCATTTGTGGAAGAAAACTGAACTAGAATTTTTGATGCCAAGTAAGTGGATCCAATACCAACAATATTTGTTCTTGCAGTAGTTCCTGCAGGAACAGTGGTTGTCGATGATCTTACATCAACCAAACTACCAAAAGAAGTACTTCCAACCCCAGATGAGGTATCTTCAATTCCATATGATATTACACTAATATCATAGTTATTATAGAAGTAACTTAGTGGGTGAAATTCTAATGTTCCCTCAGATCCAAAAATTGAGAAGTCAAACGATCCCAAATCAACATTAGTTTCTGATCTTGCATACTGATTCAAGTATCCTTCCAGACTATCATGCATTAAAGAAACTAGGTAGATCTGTCTAACGCCAGTAAATCTCTTGTCCCTTACATATGTTATATATTTTTTGGATCTAAAATCGGACAATCTAAACGAATCTACATTAGAATAATTTTGTTCTGATGGGAAATTAGAAAACTGACTGCTAAAATCATCTATTGAAAGAACTCTATTTCCTATTGATTGGAACTCATCCTGCAGAGAAACAGAATTTAAAATAATTTCTTTCGAGAAATATTCAGAATCAATATTTAATGTTTTTTCCCTAGCGAGATCAAAATCATATGTACAATTTAGGTCAATTTCTGTTATTAAATCCGCTAATCCAGAAAAATCGCCACTATCTTGAGATGTTGTTATGCCAGTAAATTCAAAATCAACCGACTCAATGATTAAATCACTAAACTTTTTAAATCCAGAAGTATGATTGAGATTTCCTATTGCATCATTCCAAGTTTCATAGTCAACTTTAGATTTTATGGAGTATGAGAAATTTTGATAATAATCATTATTAGAAGTAACCTGAAACTGATTATTTAAAAATCCACTTTCTGATTTCCATCCTTTTCTGACAACTGAAGATGCATCAACAGTATAAACTGCATCAAAATCTTGAACCGTAACAATTGAACCTTTTGCTTTTGAAGTTTCTCCTTCAATTGTTGAATTGACTTCAAAAGTATCGCTGGATGATAATCTCAACTCTTCAGTATACTCATTCCAGTTTAATACGAAACCACTTGAAGACCCACTATTTACTTTTTCACCTTTAAAGAATCTATATTTTTCTAAAATAGGATCGAATATTGGGAAATATTTTTCTGGAACAACAATACCCGCAGAATTTTCAACATCAAAAGTGCCTGGAGATTCTGAATTTGATAAGTAGTTTGAAAGATTATAAACAATATTTGCGCCCGATGCGCCATATTGTGGATTTACTGAAGTTAAAGTAAATAGAGAATAGTTATAGTTTTTAGAGTTATAACCTTTTGAAGTTAATGCAGTTCCAACGCTAACACTTTCAACTAAAACTTTATCCCCAACATTGAATGGGAAGGTTTGTCCGAAACTATAATTAACATTTAGTTCAACAGTTACATTTTTATTTGTTCCATTAAATGTAATATTCTTAATTGGTACTCCATTAGAGTTATTGGTTGGAATTATTGTTGGTTTGGTATTGTATATTCCCTCAGTATTTTTTACGATTTCTACTGTTTTTGCATTTGCATCATATTTTAACTCGACATCATTAACAACTTTATTGGTATACGAATCAATAACCACAAGTTCTGGAGAAACGCTATAATCAATTCCAACTGACGAAACGCCAACACTCTTAAATATCGAGAGTGGATTTACTTTCAATATTTGAGGTAATTTGGAAGATGGACGTAAAGTTGAATCCGCTGGATAATCAAATCCAATGTCTTCTATCTCAACTCGGTTAACTTTTCCAATAGAAATTGTAAGTGGTTCTAAAATAGCACCACGACCTGTAGCAGAAAATACTGATGTTATACCTGGAGAAGTATTATAATATCTACCTGGAGATTTTATTTCAACTGCTTTAATTTCGCCAGTTGTATTTCTGGAATTAGTATAGTATTGGAAGTCTCCATCAGAACTAGTATACGATAGATTTTCTGGATAATTTAAAATATTAAAAGTAAACGTCGTTTGTCCAACTCCAACTATTTTGTGGAATCCATAATAAGAACTTTGAGATAAAATTAATCTATTATTTGCGGCAATATTATCATTATCTACGATAATTTCTTTCTTAGAAATAAGATTATCGGTCAGATCAACTGGAACCAAGTTGTAGTATAAATCAAAGTCGAGATTTGTTGTCGTTAAAGTAACTGAAGAAGTAGAAGTTACTCCAATTCTTCCAGTTTTAACAACATCAAATTTTGAAGAATTTTCTGTTTTATCAAACTCTTCGGTAAAATCTGAATTTGTATAGAATTTAAAATCAAATGCTGGGTATGAAAGAGAACCTTTGTTATATGAGAGTGAACTATCAGACAAATCAAATTTAACAACCTGATTAGATATTGCAAAAATTCTTGGATTGACTAAAGATAGAGATCCTGCAGAAGCACTTGTAAAATCAATTACTTCTGGAATATCCTTAGTTGCATTATAATAACTGGAAGATAGTTTAATAGTATCTTTATTAAATCTGACAACATAATATATTTCATCATTTGTCAATCCTCCAATCGCAACAATTGCATTGTAGATTACTTTTTCTCCAGTTTCATAACCGTGATTTTGAATACTAATCGTATTATTTGTGATGTTAACATCTGTTGTAATAAAAGACTTTGGATTTACTACTAGTCTTCTGTTTTTGTCATTGTATTTTACTACAATAGTGGTGGTAATTCCGGGGAGAACATCAAGATAAACCTCATCATCCGTTTTTAGTCCATGAGTTGACGCGGTAGAAACGGTAACAGTATTTTTTACAAACTCTCCAGTTAAAACATTCGGATAAACTGTTTTAAAACTGTGATTGACGCCAGAACCGACATTTGTAAAGAATACTGTGGAAGTTGTTATGTTACTATCAATACCAACAAAAGATCCAGTAGAACCCAAACCAACTTTATATGTAGAAATACCAATCAAATCATCAGAAACTTTAGCAACGTAAACTGACTGGTTATCTGACAACTGAAAACTACTTACGCCATCATCAGAAACAAATAATGAAGATCCTCCATTACTAGAGTAAACAAGTTCTTCTCCAGTTTCTAGTTTATGTGACGGCAAATAAATTGTTTTTGTTGGAACAAAGATATTTGTGATTCCTGCTCCTGGATTAGAAAAATATAAAGTTGAACCTACTCCAATACCTGCAGATGACCCTAAAGAAACGGATTCTGTTGGATTAAAATATATTTCTCTGTTTAAGTTGTAATTTATGTTTACTCCTTTTGAGTTGTCAAAAGTAAACTTTCTAGTTTTTTCATACAAAACTGTGGATGCAGTATGTGCTGATCCAGCAGTAGATTGATAAGATCTTAAAACTTTGATTCTAGAAGATAACCTATCAATTAATAAAACCTTTACTTTCTCACTTTCAATCTGATAAACATCATTTTCTCTTATATTTGGAAACTCTAAGGAACCATTTACATTAAAGTAAGTGATGATACCAGTTGCGGTTGAGTTTCCAACAGGACCGGAAAGAGAAAGAGTATCTGACCTAACTCCTACTTGGAAGAACTTATTAAAAGAACTAACTGATGTATTAAGACCGGAAATTGATACAATATCTTTATTTACGAGACTGTGTGGATTGGAACAGAATCCAATAAACTTTCCAGTTGAATTCATTGGATAAAACTCAACATTTTGTGCAAAAGTTGATGCAAAACTTATAGAATTAATTTCCTTTCCTATTAAGTATGAAACTTCAGCATATGCATCGGAACCACTAGTATTTGTATTATTAAATACTACTTTATCTCCAATTTTATAACCACTACCACCAGTAGTGATTCCAATGTCATCTAGTCCGGATAAAAGGATTGATTTTACTTTTACTGCAGGTTCTTTTACTTTTATTGGATTGAAAACAAAATCATATTGAGAATTTGCACTTGTTAAGTTGTAAGGCGTCGTGTTTCTTAATAAATTTTTGTCTTCAAAGGAGAATAATCTTTGGTCTGTAGATTCTCTAGTATAATTAGATTGATTAGGAACAGACTTGAAAGTGTTTCCAATTAGATATGGGAAAGATGGTTTCTTGAAGTTTTTGAATGCTCCTGATGTTTCTGTGGAACCATTATTAATAGTTGCAAAATATGCATAAGTTCCATTTGGAAACTCCGGGGTTACGCAAAATCTTCCATTATGTTCATCCAAATCACCTGAATTATTAAATTGATAATCATCTACAAAAAATCCTTCTGGGTAAATTTTTTGACCTGAGGATGATACTGGATCTGGTCTTTCTGAGGATACTTGCTGAACATACCCAGGAATCATCTCTCTAATGTTTCCTCCAGATGGAGTAGAGTATCCATAAGGTCCATATATTGGGTTGCCATCATATGCCCAACCAATTATTGGGGAGTGTACATTAGAAGTTACTTCTCTATTTCCACTGATATTTAAATCTGGAATGAAAACTTTTCTGCCATTTACATAATCTATACCAAAAACACTTCTTCTAAGTTTTCTTGGCGCATATAAGTGGCAATATTGTAATCCATTAATTGTATATGAAGATGTGTCAATAACTCCATCATCATCCAGTATTTTATTGGAGTTTAAACTTTTTTCTACTTTATTAACTACCCAAGACTGTATCTTACATTCCGGTTTAAAGTTCCTGCCCGCTGGAACGACTTCTAGGAATGTTCCTACAGTGCCAAACCCAACCCCACCATTTACAACTTTAACATCGACTATTTTCCCATTACTGATTATAGGAGTCAAAACTGCTGCAGTGCCAATGCCCAGCGCACTGATAGTTGGTGAAGAATTGTAATTGCTTCCTCCATTTAAAACTAAAACTTGAGTTATTTGTCCGTTGTTTACGATGGGAGAAAGTTGAGCTTGAGAACCTATACCTAAAACTACTCTAGGTTGTCTTTCGTAATTAATGATTTCGGAAGATCCATATCCAACTCCAAAATTGCTTACGAATACATTAGTAATAGATCCTCTGAAAACTGGTTCAATTCTTGCATTAAAGTCTTGACCAGTTAATGTTGAGACGCCAATTTTTCCTTTTACCGATACAGTAATTTCTGGATAATTGAATATGTGAGTTGAAGATCCAATAGATGTCAAATTTATAGTTTGCCCAGTCTTAAAATAGAAATCCTTATTGGTTGTAGCGATTCCTACCTGGGAAAGTTTAAACTGATCATCATTTACTTTTGTTACATAGTATGATCTGTTATTGGATAATCCACCAATAACAGATCCAGTAGAGGTATATTTTATCACCTCCCCAGTTTGATAACCATGATTTACTATATTGATAGTATTTGATGCAGTATTAATTCCAGAAGAAGGGCATGAAGTCTTTTTATTTGAATAATTAGAACCACTATCCAAAATGCTAAAACTTGCTATTGCTCTCTTTGGCGTAAATGATTCTAGAATATGAATTCCAACACCATATGAAGTCAAATCTACTGTGTTAATACCAGAAACTGCATCATTTAAAGTTTTATGCAGTTTTACATTATACTCATTTTGTACATTTACATAATACTGGGCATTTGTCGAAATTCCTCCTACTGATGTTTGTCCATCAGTAAGATACGAAACTCTCTCATAATCCCTAAATTTATGATATGAAGAGAACCCAATAGTATTTGCAGTTAGGTTTACAAATCCAGCAGATTCTATTGAATTAAAAGAAACTTTATGTCTAAAACTTGTTAGATTTGGTTTTGCGACTGCACCAATACCATTTCCTCCAGAAATAGTCACTATAGGATCTTCAACATAATCAAATCCGCCGTCAATAACATCAATTCTTTCTAAAGATCCCTCAATATGTGCATATGCTGATGCATTAGAACCATTAACATCATATATTGAAATCTCTGGTGGATTAATGACATCATAATCTTCTCCACCATCAATTACACTTATTTGCTGAATTCCTCCGTAATATACTTTATCTTCAGATTTGTAACTAAATGCTTCTACTCCATTGACAAATATTCCAACAGGACCAGATGGGGTTTCTGCATTATCTTCATTATTTGTTGGTACTGGAGTTGTTACATTTTTAATATAACTTTGAGGAGAAAGATCTAAAAATTGAAGTTTTGTTTTTTTGAAAATATTATTAGATACGGTTACTGGTCCCGAAATTGAAACATATTTTTTATTAAATAGATCAGATCTGCTGTTTGATAGTTTGATTTTTAAGTCATCTATCTTTTGCACATAATAAGATTTTGGAAGTATTCCTAAAGAATTTGAGGGGTCGAATGTATCAATATATGCTATAGAATCGCCAGTATAAAGACCATGATAACTATTTGGATTTCCCGAACTTAAATCTAAAGTTTCTCCACTAAAAATTCCAGAGAAAACTATATCAGTTGTCTTTAAATCAATACTCTCATCCAAATAACTTGGCAGAGAATTGGCAGCAACATAGATATCTTCTTCATTTTTCAAATAAACATTTTGAATATTTGACGAATATTGATTCAATGAACTAAAGTTGGAAAACTTTGGTTTTGAAATGACTCTTTCGGCAATATATTTTAGGTTTAAGTTGTTTATTTTTGGACCTTCGACACTTATTGAATTGTCATTGTTAACTCTAATAACCTTATAATTTGTTACACTAGTTCCATCAGAAAAAATTAGATTAAGAGTGTCTCCTAGATAAAATGTATGTGGATCATAAGTTATAAATTCATAAGAAAATAGATTTAAGGAAGGATTTGATGAATTTGGTCCTTTAATTTG